GCCATCAATCCGACCAAGAAAATCATTTGGTGGTAGAAATAAGCGGCCAATTATCATAGTCATATTTAATCCTGATGACGAACTCGATGATACTTACCAGCGTTTTATCGTTAATCCACCGCCTAGAAGCTGTGTAAAACTAATTAATCACAGTGATAACAAATACTTTCCTGAAAATCTGGAAGAAATGCGCCTTCACTCATTAAAGACTAGGCCATTGGTCGACCATGAACATGATTGGGAGGGTAAGCCTAAATCAGCCAGCGCAGACGTTATCATAAATCGAGATTGGGTTAGAGCTTCAAGGTTTGCTAGTCGTAAAGCAGGATTTATTAAATCAGGAAGAAAAAAAGTCGCTTACGATCCCGCTGGTCAAGGCCGAGATTCTAATGCGGCAGTACATGCTGATGGTAATATTATAAATATGATAGATGAATGGGTTAAGTCTGATGATTTAAGAGTTGCCAGTTATCGAGCCTATGAACACGCTGTTAATTTTGACGCTGATGATTTCATTTATGATACATGCGGCGGCCTTGGCGATGGTGTAAGCGTGTTTATTGATGATAAGCGCAACCTTGTTGTTGATGAAATTAACGCCACTGAAGCCGAAACTCAAATAGAGATTAGGCATGTTGAGTACATGGTGGGCAGAGAAGAAGATAGAAATATCTTTGCCTTTGATGCTGGCGCGGGTGTAGTTGATCCCGACGGCGAAATCAGAGGTACTGGTAAAACATGGGGTGAAAAATGCGTTAACGCTAAAGCGCAGGCTCACATGATAGCCGCTCAGAAGTTTTATAATACATATAGATTCGTTGTTCTTGGCGAGACGGATATTGACCCTGAAGATATGATAAGTATCGACATAGAGGACGACGTTATATTCAACAACCTGGTTAAAGAATTGTCTTGCCCTTTATGGGTTAAGTCAAGAGTCAATAGCAAAAAACAAGTGGAAGACAAAAAAGCCATGGAGAAAAGGACGGGGCAAAAATCGCCAAATGTTTCAGATTGCGTTATTATGTTAGTCGCACCGCAGGATGATGATAAAATAGCTAGAACAATATTCTAAGAGAAAATAATATGTTTGGTTTATCGAAAGAAGAAAAAGCAACAAAACTTAACAGTCAAATGTTGAAAGAATTTAATGAAATACTTGTAAATGCCAACAACATCAGCACTGTTACGGGTCGCTCATCCTCATTAAGTGGTGGATACGATGATGCCGATACACTACATAATATTTACGTTGATTTTGGGTATCCGCTTACTCTTGGCTTCGATAATTTTTGGAATATGTACCGCCGATTTGGCCCTGCTACTGCGGTTGTTGATATTCCGCCAAACCTATCTTGGTTAATGCCCCCTACCATTAAAGCTAATGAAAGCCTTGTAAAAGAGTTTAGGCTGTTAGTTAAAAAAACTAACTTATGGACTCGACTGAAAGGGCTTGATAAAAGACAAAGAGTTGGTCGCTATGCCGGGTTATTTTTTGAGATTGGTGACGGCAAAGAGCCTAGTGAGCCGGTCGAAAAGTTGAATGGTTTGGCTCAAATTCATAATTTGAAACCTATTTATGAAAAGCAACTAAGAGTAAAAACTACTCAGGACGACATAAAAAAGCCTGGTTATGGTGAGCCTTCGATGTATGAATTTGTTTCTTCTGGTGATGGGCAAAGAAATGTTGACGAAAATAAAACATTCGAAATTCACCCTTCAAGAATAAAAATAGCTGCAGAGGGTGCCGACGATGGTAGTATTTTCGGCATCAGCGCGTTAGAGAATATTTACAACGACTTACTTGATTTAAGAAAGATTGCAGGGGCAGGCGGCGAAGGCTTTTATCAAAACACTAGAAACGCGCCTGTAATAAAAGCTGATGACAAATTTAAGCCTCCAAAACAAGGCAGTGCCGCAGCAACGGCGATGGAAAAACAAATCGACGACTTTATCAGTAAATACCAAAAGAAATTTATTTCACAAGGTCTTGAGTTCATTTATCCAAATATATCAATGCCCGACCCTAAAGAATTTGCAGGCAACTCATGGAACAACATCAGCGCTGGCAGTAATATTCCTTCAGCTATCATTATGGGTCAGCAAATGGGTGTAAGGGCATCAGATAAAGATTTTGATTTGCTGATGGTTGTCATACAGTCGAGAAGAGAAAATTTCCTTGATGAGCTTACAAAAAGCATTATCGATTGGTTTATGGAACATGGTGCGCTTCAAACGGTCGAATATGAGTTGGTCTGGGAAGATATGGCTTCGGCATCAGATGAAGATAAGCTTGAGCTTGGTAGAAAAATGTCAGAAACAAATGTGAATTCATTTAGGGCCGGTCAAGGCGCTGTTTTCAGTGAAAATGAAATCAGGCTTGTATCTGGCTTTGAATCTTCAGAGTTCGAAATTCCAAACGAAAATATAGAAGATGATGACGGGGGCGAAGCTGTTGTTGAGAGTGAATAGGTCGCACCAAGATCCAACCAATCAAGCACCTACTAGAAATAGAGCAACCAGGGATAATAACCGCCGATTAAACGGTGCTGCTAAGGAAGTTCTGAAACTATGGTCTAAGGTTGAGCCTAAGCGAGTCGTTAAAAAAGACATCGTTAACAATATTGATTTTTATGAGTATGAAGATTCAGATCAGCTTAGTCTGGAAGAAATACAAGCTATCATTGATGAGTGGCTGGAGACTTCAAGAAATAAAGTCCCCGCTAAATGGTATTTCTCAACATACGATGAACAAGCATACAGAAGCGGCACTATTCAAGAAAATTCATGGGTTGAAGTAATAACGGCCGCAGTGGTTGCTTTTGTTTTATTGCAAGATAGTGCTATTTTTCTAACGCCAGAGTACAAACGAATAGTTAAGCTATTAAAAGCAAACGATTACCGCTTATTACAAAATCTTTCCAAAACAACCAGCAATCAGATATTTCAAGTTATTCAATCAGGGATAGATAGTGGCTTAGGTAAGCGGGCAATTAGACGCCAAATAGTAAAACGATTCGAAGTCGCTAAATCATCAGCTAAGCGAATAGTCGATACTGAAATTAATAAGGCGTACAACAATGCCAGGCTTGATTTGATCGATACCTATACCGCAAGAGGGGCGAGGCTTGGCGTCATTCACATATCCGCATTACTCACAACAACCCGCGATAATCATGCTGCTAGGCATGGGTTAGGCTACACAACTCAACAGCAAAGGCGTTGGTGGGATAGCAATTCTAATCGAATCAATTGTCATTGTAGGGTTCAATCTGCCGTACTTAATAGCAAAGGCGAGATTGTAGACAAAGACGCTCAAAATCAAATCATTCTCGAAGGCAAGCTTTTCTTTAAAGAATAACTTTACATCTAATGCAAAGTAGTGCACTGTAATGCTTATCAATTAAGCAAATGAGATCAGTTATGTATTATATTGAAAAGCGTGGAGCATATGGCCATGGAGTTTTTGGGATATATGATGATTTAGATGAGGCAAAAAATCGCGCAATTTTTGCAGCAAGTCAGGATGATGATGATTACCATGATTGGGAGGTTAAAAAGTTTTCTAATGGCGACTGTTTTGGCTCAGATAGTCAAAATGAAACTGTTTACTCTGTGACAAAAAATCAAACAAATGCCTCGGGCAAAAAAACGGGTGATATATGAGTTATTGTGAAGTTCCAGTTTTAGGCCTTAAAGGTAAGGCAACAGCCAAGCTTGAGCATCTGAGACATTTCGTGCCCAACAGAAATTTAACTTCTTATGAGGCGCAGGCAAAAGCAAAAGGTTTGATAGCTTTGTGTAATGCGATGATTGATTTGTCGAGCAACAAACTATCATACGGAAACGTTATGATATCAACAGAAGATGCTTTATTTCTTGGGTATGGCGACTCATGAGTTGGAAGACAACACTAAGGCACTTTAAAGATGGCCATTTCAATAATGATTTATCCATAAGCAGAATGACTACGGACGAAGCTTTAGAAATTCTTTGCAAGTACGGTAAAACCTGGCTATCTAAGGGTGATAATGGATGGCATTGTTGCGTTGATGTGCTTATTACTGGTGAGAACGTAAAGTTTGAAGTTAAAACGGATTACAAGCAAGAAACACCAAAACTAGCAGCTCGAAATTGCTTAAAATTATTGAACAATACTATCGAGCAAATAAAATCAACTACATAACTATAAGGCAATGATATGAATACATTAATTAAAATAACATTTTTAGCAGCATTTGTTTTTTCTTCAGTCGGATGCGCAACTAACAATACGTCCAGCGATATTGCTACTGAAAAAACAGAAACACCGAAAAAAGTTAAGAAAACGAAAAAGTCATGTAAAAAGACCGGCACACGTTTAGCTAGACGCTGTTAATAATCAAATAAGGCAAAAGGAAAATTATCATGCAAATAAGAATTCCAACTGATTTAAGTATTGGTTCATCACTTTTAATAACGATAATTGCAGCATCGTGGGTTTCTGGCGTAGTTATAGCAAAGGGACTTTGGAGCACCTTATTCAGTCTTTTTCTTATTCCTTATGCCTGGTATTTAACAGCAGAAGTTCTGCTTAATAATTCAGGGCTAATTTAATGAAATTAATTCACAAACTGAAGATTGAAAAAGAGTATCTTTTCAGATTAATTACAGGCGAAAAAAAGCAAGAGGTCAGGCTTAATGATCGTGATTACCAGCTTGGCGATGTTTTGGATTTTAGGAGTGATAAGGGTGCGCGATTTTGTTTCCTGATTACACATATTCATTCAGGACTTGGTTTGAAAGACGGGTATGTTATTTTGTCTCTTGAGCAAAAAAAGGTAGATCAATGAACCCATTAACCAGAAAGATTAAATCAAAAGGCTATACTCTCAAGTCGTTCCTTAATAAAATTAATTACAGTTTAAGATGGTATCGAGTCCATGAAAAAGAAAGCGCTGAGAGCCATGAGTTCCTTAAGGATGAGGTTGATAAGTTGGAGAGTAAGCTGTGAGTATAGTCATATCAATTGCTGATTACAAAGAAAGGCTAAAACAGAAAAACCTTGCAATATATTGGGTAGGGCCGCCAGACAATAGAATTCGCCTAACCCTAAACACCAATAAAGCCGAAGTGAAATCAAATCTACAAAAAAGCATTGCTAAAATGTTAGCAGGTCATGACGAATGGTAAAAAATTAAGCGTGAGACCCTAAATTATCAGTCGTGGTCAATTTAGGTTGCCGAGTTTGAGTGAACTCGGTATGCAGGTTCAATTCCTGCCTCGCGCGCCAAATTTCAACAACAAACCAAAGAGGAAATAAAATGAGCAAAGTAAATTTTGAACATGAGAATGGTGACGTTCTTAAAGATAAGGTTAGCGGCTTTGAAGGTGTTGTCATGGTCAGGGCTGAATATTCTACCGGATGTATCCATTATGGAATGCAAAGTCAGGATATGAAAGACGGCGAACCTAGAGATTGGCACTGGCTAGATCAATCAAGACTTGAGCTGGTTAAAAGCGGCGTTGTTGAATTTGATATTATCGAGGGTTCTACAAGCGGCCCGTTCCCTTCAGGCCCACAATCATAAAAACAACATCTATTTTGATATAAAACCAACATAGGTTATACTGTCCGCTAGGCTCGTTGTGAAACGCCCAGGACTTTATGAAAAAACTACTATTCTGCACACACAAGGTCAACAAGGCCAATATCAGAAGAGAGAACCGTAAGGGAGTCGAGCATATTGTTCTGACTTCTTTTACTCTTCCTCCTAATATCGTCATGAATGGCGGCTTATACCTTGATGAAGAAATCAACAAATCCTACGAATCCCTAAATAGAACTCCTGTAACTGTAGAGCATCCTGAAATTGATGGTGTTTTCGTATCTGCAAGCGACCCTGAAATAGACTTTGATTTCCGTTTTGGTGCGTTCAATGAGAATGCTAGAAAAACTAAAGACGGCCGGGTTGCTTTAGATAAAGTTATCAATGTCCAAAAAGCACTAATGACGGAAAAGGGCAAAAGACTCCTTGACAGAATTAAAGAAGTTGAAACAAACGAAGATGCTCGACCAATTCATACCAGCGTGGGCGTTTTTCTTGATGTGGAAGAGGTTGAATTAGCCACCAATGAACGCGGACAAGATTATACCTGGATAGCCAGAGATATGATTTTCGACCATGACGCCATATTATTGGATAGCATTGGCGCATCTACTCCCGACCAAGGTACTGGTATCGGCGTCAACAAAGAACAAATCAAAGTTGAGCACTATGTGTGCAGCACTAAAAAACAACGCAAAGTAAAAGCAATCGATTACATAACCAACGAAGCTCATGGCCTATCTTTCGCTCAAATAGAGCATTTATTATGGCATGAAATAAATCAAGGTCTAGAAAACGAAGATAAAAACTGGGTTGTCGCAGTATTTGACGACACATTTGTTTTCGAAACTCCTAGCGGCGAACTATTCAAGTCTAATTATTTAATCGATGACCAAAATAATTTAAGTATTCAAGATACGCGTCTACCCGTGGAACGTGTTATTGAGTTTCGAACCATAAACCCCACGGAAACTACAGAGGATAACGCTATGCGTGATCAAATAATTGCCGAATTAGGAAAGCTTGGGATCACGGTAAACGCCGATATCTCAGACACGGACTTAATGACTCAATATAACGAAGCACAATTGAAAGCCAATAAAAAGGCAGTCGACAATGCGGACGACGAAAACAACGATGCAAGTAAAGATGAAGTGCTTGTAAACACTCTTAAGGCCTTGGCTGATAAAGTTGATAGTCTTGAAACTAAACTCACAGCAAACTCTGACAAAGAGCTTTCGGACTTAGCGACTCAGGTTGTTAACTCTAAAAAGTACCCTGGTTTAAATGAGGCACAAATCAAAGGCTTA